GGCTATTTCCGCTGTTGGTCGTCAGTCATTAGCTACATTCACTGCCGCACAGATTGCTGCGCAGTCTGCCACCACTTTGGATATTAATACAGGCGGGAATCAGCCAAACGTATCTCAGGTTGTAATCACAGTTGCGATTGTTGGAACAGCTCTGTTGAGTGCTACTTCAACCACAGGTCGTTACAACTTCACGCTGCAGTATAGCCAAGCCGACAACAACATCGGTAACACGACTACATACCCATATGGTAACTTCGACTAATTAGTCTTCGGGGCTTCGGCCCCGTTTTCACTGGAGATTAATTATGACGATGCAATATGACGTAAAGTCGGCGTACTCGGGCACATTCCCTGCCCAATTGGTTTCAGGCCGCACACGATTTAAGCAAGCTGTTTTTGTTGGTACTGGTACAGCGGGAACCGTGACTTTTTATGATGGCACAGACACTACCGGTCCAATCATCTGGCAAGGTAAAACAAGTTCGGGCGTTCAACCGTTCCAACTGTTAATCCCCGGTGAAGGCATTGTCTGCGCAACAGGTATCTATGTCGTAGCGACTAATGTAACCTCGGTATCTGTTTGCTATGGCTAAGAAGAATCCCTCTCTCGCTGTTGGTCGTGGTGAAAAGCTTCCGGTCAAGCAAGGGGCGGGGCTCACTGCCAAAGGCCGCGAAAAATTTAATCGTGAGACAGGAAGCCACTTGAAAGCTCCGCAGCCAGAAGGTGGTCCACGCAAGAAGTCATTTTGCGCACGTATGAGCGGTATGCCCGGCCCGATGAAAGACGAAAAAGGTCGTCCAACACGCAAAGCCGCGAGTCTAGCTAGGTGGAAATGCTCATGAGTATAGAAAATCTCACGAAAGACGAGTTGCTTAGTTTTGTTAAAGAGGCTATTACTGAAGCCGTTGCAAATAACCCGCTCACCGATGAAGAAGTCGTATGGGTAAGAATGGCAATACAGAATGAAGCTAATCGTGCAGCATACCGCAAAGCTATAATTGAAAAAACTCTCGGTGGTTTGGCTTGGTCAGCATTAGGCGGTATTGGCTTATACATACTCGACCTACTTAAAACCCATTGGAGATAGCATGCCTAGCAAATCAGCCAAGCAACATCGTTTCATGGAAGCAATAGCACATAGCCCGGGGTTTGCAAAAAAAGTCGGTGTAGCACAATCTGTAGGCAAAGACTTTTCTGAAGCCGACAAAGGCAAAAAATTCAAGCAAGGTGGTGAAATGAAAGAATCTAAGAAAGAATCGAAAGAAGAAATGGCCGCAGATAAGAAGCAAGATGCTGCTATGATCAAGAAAGCCTTTAAAGAGCATGATATGCAAGAGCATAAAGGCCAAAAAGGTACTAAAATTACTCTTAAAAGAGGTGGTGATGTGAAGATGAAAGAAACCATGGGGCCCCGCACAATGTCGAAAGACGTTGAAGCTGGCTCAAATAAGCTGGGTAAGTTTGGCCAAAGTGCTGTGCAAAAGCGTGGTATGACCAAAGGCATGAACCTCGGCGATTCAGGGCCATCTATCGGTGTAGAAGGTGGTGGTATGAAGCGCGGTGGCAAAGCCAAAAAAATGGCGGCTGGCGGTTCAGCATCAAGCCGTGCTGATGGTATCGCGTCACGTGGTAAAACCCGTGGTAAATATTGCTAAGGAATTCATATGAAACCCCAACTCAATAAAGAAGATATCGAGCCTATTTCTGGTCCTGATATGGTGCATCACGACGACTTTATCAGCAAGTACGAAGATGGTGGTCACAAGCATCACTCAAGTATGTATAAGGCACATGCTGCTGGGCATACACCGCATGCAGACCATATCAAGGCAATGTGTAAAGGCGGTAAGGCTTAATTATGCTGTCGTCACGTGGTATGGGTGATATTAGCCCATCAAAAATGCCCGGCAAGAAGAAGATCATTCGCAAGGATGATCCGAACGAGGTCGATGTATACAAGCGTGGCGGTGCAGTATGGGATAAGCCCAGACCTAAAATGCTGGGTAAACCCAAAAAGTTAAGTTCAGACAAGAAGTCAAAAGCGAAAGAGATGGCTAAAGCTGCCGGCCGTCCTTATCCAAATCTAGTTGACAACATGCGGGCAGCAAGGAAGAAATAATGAAGATTTTGTTTAGTTTAGAGCACACCGTAGCTGGGGATATTTTGAATATTCTTCGTCGTTTGCCATTCCAACCGCACTTCTTGAAGGATTTTGAGGAGCAATTGGAGAAGATGGTTGCTGCAGATAGCCCAAAAGACCCTGAAGTAGTGACGCCTACGCCTGCAGTTGATCCTGCAGTTGATCCTGCTGTAGCCGCAGATTCGGTTCAATAATGACAACATCTAGCACGGACTCATTTAACCTACAGCTAACTGAGTTAGTTGAAGAAGCCTATGAAAGATGCGGCAAAGAAATGCGTTCGGGCTATGATTTGCGTACGGCGCGGCGCAGCATTAACTTGATGACAATCGAGTGGGCTAATCGCGGTATTAATTTGTGGACGATTGAGCAGGGTCAGATACCGATCAATATCAATGCGGGGCAGATTAGTTACCCATTGCCTACCGATACGATTGATTTGTTAGATCACGTTGTGCGTACGGGTACTGGACAGAATCAAGTAGATATTAATATCACACGTATTTCTGAATCGACGTATAGCACCATTCCGACAAAGAACGCGACAGGTCGCCCGATTCAGGTATGGATTGATCGGCAGTCAGGTAACACGAATGCTGTTGCATCCACGACAATTACGTCAGGTATCAGCGCAACTGACACTACGATTACGGTGTTTAGTGCGGCAGGATTGCCATCGCAAGGCTACATCCAGATTGATAGTGAGATTATTCTGTACCAGAACGTAAGTGGTAATCAATTGCTGAACTGCTTTCGTGGGCAGAATAATACTACGGCTACATCTCACGCGATCACTGCGACAGTGACGCGGGTATTCCTGCCCAATATCAACATCTGGCCTACGGGTGTACCCGGTACTACGTATACGTTTGTTTACTGGCGCCTGCGCCGCCTACAAGATTCTGGCAATGGTGTTAGCACACAGGATATTCCATTCCGGCTATTAAATGCGTTTGTAGCGGGCTTAGCTTGGTATTTAGCGCCTAAAATTGATGGCATGGACCCTAACCGGGCTGCGGCACTCAAAGCTGAATACATGGAACAGTGGGACTTAGCTTCATCAGAGGATCGAGAAAAAGCGTCTGTTCGGTTTGTACCTAGACAATTATTCTATTGAGGTAGATAATGCCTTCAAAATTTTCGTCGGGTAAATATGCGATTGCCGAATGTGACCGGTGTGGGCAGCGGTATAAACTCAGCGAACTACGAAAAGAAGTTATCAAGACCAAGTTATTTCAGATTAAAGTATGCCCCACATGTTGGGACCCAGACCATCCACAGTTATCATTGGGTTTATATCCGGTCAATGACCCGCAGGCTGTACGCGAACCTAGACCAGATGTAAGTTACTATAGTTCTGGGTTAAACTCCAACAATAATCCGGCTGATGGTAGCAGGCAGTTTCAATGGGGATGGAATCCAGTAGGTGGTTCAAGTTCGTTTGATGCGGCACTGACACCCAACGATTTAGTTTTAAACATATCAATTGGTACGGTTACAATTACGACTACATAGGAGTAGATCATGGGTTACAGAAGCGCTGCAGATGGAGTTACACAATCAAGTAAAACCAAGGGTAAGAACCTTGGTGATGATGGCAAGAAAATGGGCATCGAAAGCGGCAAAGGTAAAAAGGGCGCATCGTCCGTTACTGGCGAAGCAATGAAGAAAATGGGCCGAAACATGGCTCGTGCAATGAACCAAAAGTGAGCTAATCATGGCAAAAGATATCAAACCAACTAAGAAGAATAGCCCTGCTATTACGCTTGGTAGAGCTCGGGATAATAAGCCCGCCGAAAGTTATGCTGCCCCTCACACCATGGCCGGCAAAAAAGTAACAGGTGAAACTCCGAAAGCTCCTTATGCCCACGAGAAAGCTGCTAAAGATGTCGAAGTAGCCGATCCAGTGTATAACGGTCCAAGCTATGGTATGGCAAAAGAAAAGCGTGTCGGTATGGAAACACGCGGTAATGGTGCAGCTACCAAAGGTCGTAAAGCATACGGCCCCATGGCATAAAATATGAATTACATCCAATTACAACAAGCGATACAAGACTACAGTGAAAATACTGAGTCGCTGTTCATTCAGAATATTCCTACGTTTATTCAGGAAGCCGAAGATCGTATATACAACTCGGTTCAGTTGCCATCGCTGCGTAAGAATGTAATTGGCACAATGACTAGCAGTAATCAGTACTTGTCTTTGCCTAACGATTGGTTGTCAGCATATTCATTGGCAGTGATTGACAGCTCAGGCAACTATACGTACTTACTCAGTAAAGATGTTAACTTCATACGTGAGGCATTTCCTGCGACAACTTACACGGGTATGCCGCAATACTACGCGTTGTTTGGCTCTCAAGCCAACAATGTCAATGAGTTATCAGTCATCCTTGGTCCTACACCCGACCAAAACTACAACGTTGAGTTGCATTACTTCTACTACCCACCAACGATTGTGCAAGGCATAATCACAACTGCAACAGTTACAGCATCTGGCTCGGGCTATATAAGTGGTATTTATACTCAAGTGCCCTTGATAAGCGGCAACGGCCAAAATGCTCAGGCTACGATTGTCATTACCGGTGGAGTTGT